GTGAAACCTGCTAGAAGTATTAACTTTATCACTCTTAACTTCGTGGCTGCAAGGTCAGGGGTTGAGTTTGAAGAAATCTACGGAGCAGTTTAAGGAGTAAAGAATGGCAACAATAGACGAATTTAAAGCACAACTGATTGGTGGTGGCCCAAGACCAAACCGATTCAGAGTCTTCATTCCTAGAAGTGGCAATAGAATTGAGTTTCTATGTAAAGCTGCTGCAATTCCAGCTGCAACCCTAGGAGAAATACCAGTAAACTTTAGAGGACATATCCTCAAGTTAGCAGGAGATAGAACATTCGAAGATTGGTCAGTGACTATCATTAATGATTCAGAATTTTCTGCAAGGTCAAGCTTAGAAGCATGGCAACAAGACATACAAGAACTTGATTCAGGTGTAGGTATGGCGTCTAACGACTACCTACTATCAAGAGCATTTGTCGAACAACTAGGTAAAGACGACGCTGTCCTTGCGAGATATGAATTTTTCAACATGTATCCAAAGAACATTGCTGCTATCGAATTAAATTACGAAACAGTAGATGCACTGGAGGAATTCACAGTTGATTTCACATATTCTCACTGGGAAAGAGTCAAGTAATAATAGTGAGTTGACCTCTAATTTAGGGGTATAAATATAGTTATGGAATTATTTGGGTTTGAAATAACTCGTAAGAAAGACGAGTTAAGAGCAACGGAGGTAAAGAACGCTAAGTCGTTTGTACCTCCTGTTGACGATGATGGCACTCCCGTTATACAACAACAAGCGGGATACATATCAGGTGGCGCATATGGTGCCTATGTTGATATGGAAGGTGGTATCAAGAATGAGGCAGAACTCATTCGTAGATATCGTGAAACATCATTAGTACCTGAATGTGACTCAGCTATTGAAGATATAGTTAATGAGTGTATTACTTCTGATATATCAGATAGGATTGTTGCACTCGACCTCCGAGATGTCAAACTCTCGGATAGTATCAAGAAAAAGATACAAGACGAGTTTGCTCACATCTTATCCTTAATGAAGTTCAATCAGAACTCTCATGAAATTTTCAGAAAGTGGTATGTCGATGGAAGAATTTACTTCCATAAGGTCGTTGATAGCAAACGACCAAAGTTAGGTATTGTAGACTTAAGGAACATTGACCCACTTAAAATTAAGAAGGTCAGGAATGTCGAAAAGGGTAAAGACCCTAAGACAAAGATTGAACGAGTAGAGAAGGTAGAAGAATTCTACATGTTCAATGACAAAGGTTTTGATAAGACTTCTGCAACAGAAGGTGCAACAGTTAAAATTGCACCCGAGGCAGTATCTTATACAACAAGTGGATTACTTGATTACAGTAGAAATGTTGTAATCGGTTATCTACACAAGGCATTGAAGACTGCAAATCAGTTAGCAATGATGGAAGATGCACTTGTTATCTATAGGATTTCAAGAGCTCCCGAGAGAAGGATATTCTATATCGATGTCGGAAACCTTCCAAAAGCAAAAGCTGAACAGTATCTTGCCGATGTTATGCACAAATATAGAAATAAATTAGTGTATAATGCAGAGACAGGTGAAATCAAAGATGATAGAAAACACATGTCAATGCTTGAGGACTTTTGGTTGCCTCGAAGAGAAGGTGGTAGAGGAACAGAGATTACCACTTTGCCAGGCGGTCAAAACCTTGCAGACATAGACGATATAGAATACTTCAAGAAGAAGTTATATCAGTCACTAAATGTGCCTGCAACTAGATTAGAAGCAGACAATGGATTTAACATGGGTCGTGCTTCAGAGATATCTAGAGACGAACTTAAATTTAATAAGTTCACAAACAGACTTCAAAAGAAGTTTGCAAGAGTTTTTACAGACATATTGAGAACACATTTAGTTCTTAAGGAAATTGTAAATGGAGAAGAGTTTGATAAAATTAAAGACTTTATCCAATATGAATTTGCAACCGACAACCACTTTACAGAGTTGAAGGAAGCAGAGATTCTAAGGGAAAGATTAGATACCCTTGGAGGAATTGCTGACTATATCGGTAAATACTATTCAAACGAATATGTTAGAAAGTATGTACTAAGACAGTCAGAGGAAGACATCAAAATCATTGACCAACAGATACAAGACGAGGGTGGTAATGAAGAAGATGGAGAAGACGATAGCTTTGGAGGATTTTAATAATGAGTGAAGACATATCAAGAAAGATAGTTGACGGAATTGAAGCAGGAAAGTTGGAACAGGCAAAGAACGATATCTTTGACGGAATCAAACAAAAGGCTGCAGAAGTTGTTGATATGAAGAGGGTTGAAACTTCTGTGAATTGGTCACAGAACGAAACCGAAGAAACTCCTACAGAGTCATGAAATCGTTTTCAGAAGTTTCTACGGAACTTCACGAGGCCACATTTAAGTGTCCCGAAGGTCATGTAGAACTTAAGAGAGAAAGTGTAAAATATGGTGAAGAAACCATAAATATAATTTACACTGAGTGTAAAGAAGGTATAACAGTATTCTTAAACGGACATGGAATACATGAGACCTTCGAGGACGAGGAGTCCTTAAAAGTTGGTATGCTAGAAGTGAAAAGAATGTTGAAAGACATGTCCGAAGAAGGTATATCAATAGAGGAAATAACAAATGAAATTAATATCTGAATTTAACGACTACGGAGTACAACCCGTAATAGTCGAACAAAACGAAAAAGGTGAAAAGGATTACTTCATCGAAGGAATTTTTATGCAATCAGAAATTAAAAACCGTAATGGAAGGATATATCCTAAAGAAGTTATACAGAAAGAAGTAAAAAGGTATAACAAAGAGTTCGTAGAAAAGAAAAGAGCATTCGGAGAGTTAGGACACCCCGAAGGCCCTACAATTAATTTAGACAAAGTGTCCCACATGATAGAGAAATTAGAAGAAGATGGAAACAATTTCGTGGGACGAGCAAAGATTTTGAGTACACCAAACGGTCAAATAGTTAAAAATTTGATAGATGATGGTGCCAAACTGGGTGTTTCTTCTAGAGGTCTAGGTTCACTAGAATCAAAAGGAAACGCACAGTATGTAAAAGACGATTTTCAACTTGCTACGGCAGGTGATATCGTTGCAGACCCGTCTGCACCTGAGGCCTTTGTAGAAGGTATTATGGAAGGTGTTGAGTGGGTTTATGAGAGTGGTATCTTAAAGGCAAAAGATTTAGACCAAATGCAGAAAGATTTAAAGACTGCAAGGTTAAATAAACTTGAAGAAACCAAATTGAACCTATGGAAAAGTTTCGTTGAGAAGCTTTAACATATAAATAAAAAAGTAATCTTTAAACAGGAGAAATTTATGTCAGATTTAGAAAACCAAGTAGAAACTGCTGAAGAGTTAGTTGCTGAAAAGGCACCTACCGATATGGCAGAAAAAGGTGACAAATCTGCTCACAAACAAGGTTCGTCTTCCGAAGAGAAAATCGAAAGCGGAAAGGCCGAAGTCGTCAAGCCTGAGGAAAATCCTGTTGACAAGGCTGTTGCAGCTGCAAATAAAGCATCAGATGGTACTAAACCAGTAAAAGATGCAGTAAATAAAAATGCAGAGAAAGGTGACAGCAAAGCAGACAAATTAAAAGAAGATGAAGATTCCAACGAAGAGGACACTATCGCAGAGAAAGGACAATCTAAAATGGAACTAATCAAGGCTGCAGTCGACAGTATGAAAGGGTTGAATAAAGAAGAGTTAAACAAATTATTCAGTTCTTTATCAGAAGACGAGGTCGATGAATCCTTGACTAAAGCAGAAGTCGCAAGAAAAATAGTAGAAGCATTAAAAGAAATGTCTTTGGAAGAAGTCACAAAACTCGTTAAAGAAATGGGTTATGGTATGGAAGACGAAGAAGAAGACGAAGATGATGATGACGAAGATGACGATGACGATGAAGAAGAGTCATACGGTAAGAAAGAGTCAAAATCAGAATCAGTCGAAAATGACTCTGCTGTTGAATCTTCATTAGTCGAGATTGAAATAGATGACGACCTATCAAAAATCTCTGAATCATTAGATTTATCAGAAGAAAATGCAGAAAAAGCTAAAACTATTTTTAAAGCTGCAGTAAACAGTAAAGTTGAAGAAGCTAAAGAAAAGCTTGAAGAGCATTACCAAACAGAATTAAAATCCCAAGTAGAAACTATCAAAGAAGAATTAACTTCTTCTGTAGATAAGTATCTAACATATTGTGCTGAAGAGTGGTCGAAAGAAAACGAACTCGCAATAGAAAGGGGTTTGAGGTCAGAAATGACAGAAAACTTTATCGAAGGTCTCAAGAAGTTGTTCGTAGAACACTATGTTGAAGTGCCAGAAGATAAGTACAATGTCGTTGACGAACTCGCAAATCGTCTTGACGAGATGGAAGCTAAAGTTGATGCCGAAGTTCAAAAGAACATGGATATTAACGAAGAGCTAGAAAGTCTTAAGAGACAAAATGTTGTGAAAGAGGCATGTGAAGACTTGTCTGATTCACAAAAAGAGAAAATGGTATCACTATCTAACGGTGTAGACTTCACAGACCAAGCAGATTTCGAAGAGAAAATTGCAGAAATCAAAGAAGCATACTTCGGTGTAGACAGTGAAACTATTGCTGAAGAAACCGTACAAGAAGAAGGTAATGGAGATTTCGATACAGAAGTAGAGAAAGTTCTTGACCCTTCAATTGCACGATACTCTGAAGCATTAACTAAACTAAAACCATTAGGTTAATTTAAAGGAAACTAAAACTCATGTTTTTATCAGAAAATTTACAAGAGAAGTGGGAGCCTATTCTAGAACATTCCGATTTGCCAAAAATCGAGGACAACTACAAGAAAGCAGTCACAGCAGTTATACTTGAAAACCAAGAGAAAGCTTTAAACGAAGACAGAGCAACTCTTGAGGAAGCTGCACCTTTAAACTCTACTGGTAGTTCTATTTCTAACTGGGATCCAATCCTAATTTCGTTAGTAAGAAGAGCTATGCCAAATCTCGTTGCATACGACATTTGCGGTGTTCAACCTATGACTGGCCCAACTGGTCTTATCTTTGCTATGAAAGCAAGATATAACGACTATCCAACAGAAACAAGACTGAATAACTCAGAAGCTTTATTCAATGAAGCAAGAAGTGGATATTCAGGTGGTGCAGACCCAACAGCGGGCCCTGCAGACAACGACCCTGTTGGTGACCCTTTTGATGCATCAGGCCCTGAAACCTACGCGGGTGACACAGGAGCTGGTATGTCAACAGCTAGTGCAGAATCACTAGGTGATGCAGCTGGGAACCACTTTGCACAGATGTCTTTCACTATTGAGAAAGCAACTGTGACTGCAAAGTCAAGAGCACTCAAAGCAGAGTACACTTTAGAATTAGCACAAGACCTCAAAGCAATCCACGGTCTTGATGCAGAATCAGAACTTGCAAACATTTTGTCAAGTGAGATTCTTGCTGAAATCAACAGAGAAGTTGTAAGAAATGTCAATCTTCAAGCGAAGACTGGTGCATCTGCAACTGCTTCTAGCGGAACATTCAACTTAGATGTTGATGCAAACGGTAGATGGTCTGTTGAGAAATTCAAAGGACTATTGTTCCAAATCGAAAGAGAAAGCAATGTAATTGCAAAAGAAACAAGAAGAGGTAAAGGAAACTTTATCCTATGTTCTTCTGATGTTGCATCTGCACTTTCAATGGCTGGTGTTTTAGATTACACACCTGCGTTAAACACTAACATTAATGTTGACGACACAGGCAATACATTTGCTGGTGTTCTTAACGGAAGAGTAAAGGTCTACATTGACCCTTATGCGTCTGTTGACTACATGACTGTTGGTTATAGAGGGTCTAACCCTTATGACGCTGGTATGTTCTATTGCCCATATGTTCCACTACAAATGGTGAGAGCAGTTGGTGAGAACACTTTCCAACCAAAAATCGGATTCAAAACTAGATACGGTATGGTTTCAAACCCATTCGTAGGAAGCACACCTTCTGACGGTCTTGCATCTGCTGGAACAAACCAATACTACAGAAAAATGGCAGTGTCCAACATTCTGTAAACGGAATTTCGTTTCGATTAAAACCCCTCTTTCGAGGGGTTTTTTTTAGCACTAAATAAAAGGTACAATAAAGTACAGACATACACACACAGGAGAAAATTATGTCAGATTCAAAATCAGGGTACGAAATCCGTGCCGACTTACTTACACAAGCTCAAGGTCTGTTAGAAGGAAATATCTACAGAAACAACGAGGCTATTGTAGAACACAATAATAACTTTCCAAACGATAGGAAACCTTACGGTGACCAGTTCGTGTCTACGGAAGAAGTTATTGCAGTTGCAAGACAACTCAATGAGTTTGTAAACGAGAAATAACCATAAATAGTATTATGGCAGACCCAGTAATAAACAAATCACTTTTAGGTAAGAATAATTTTAGATTACTTATTGACAAGATTCCGAATGTGGAATTCTTTGCAAAGACAGTAAATATTCCAGGCTTAAGTTTCACCGAAACCGTTGCACCTGCTGGAATAGGTTTAGATGCATTCTTTCCAGGCGATAAAGTTTCTTTTGATACCCTCTCGGTAGGATTTCTTGTTGACGAGGATTTAGGAAACTTCAAAGAGATTTTTGATTGGATGGACAAGATAGTTCCAGTTTCAGACCCAAGTTTATATAAAAACTTTGTAGGTTCTAAAACTACAGCTACTGGTGAACAATCAACTATCGATAATGCACTCGCACAATATTGTGATATTACACTGGTCACTAATACTAATAAGAACATACCTAATAAGTTCTTTAGGTTTCACGATGCATTCCCAATCTCACTCAGTGGGATAGAATTGGAATCAGGTGCAGACGGTGAGACAGTTCTTGCAACAGTTGAATTCAGGTTCACATATTACGAAATAAAATCCTCTTCCTAGATTACCATAAATATGGTATAATAGTATATTATGACACTCGATGAATTGAAAGAAGAGTGGAAAAAGGACTGTGAAGTAGACGATATTGAATTAGATAAATCGTCATTAGAACTACCTAAACTCCACGCAAAATACTCAGAATATCTAACAGACGCAGTCGTTAGACATAAAAATCTTCAGCTTAAATATTCCATGTTATTGAAAGACAAATGGTTGTGGTTCAATGGTAAAATGGACGAAGAAACAATCAAAGAAAAAGGTTGGAGTGACGACCCATTTGACGGTCTTAAGATTATGAAAAATGATATGCAAATATTTTTCAATGCAGATAAAGACTTACAAAAGTTAAATGCACAAACAGAATATCAACAAATCCAAATCGACTTCTTAAAAAGGTGTATGGAAAATATCACATGGAGACACCAAACAATTAAGAATACAATCGAATGGAGAAAGTTCATGGCGGGTTCATGATAGAAACACTTGCACAAGTATTAATGGTGGTTTCCGTTATGTTAGGAATAGCTATCATATGGTATGAGGAAATTATAAAATGATTTATCATTCTTATTGTTGTATACTACCACAATATCTTTCTAAACAAGAGGTAGATTATATACACGGATATGCAAGAAGTCTTCCTATTTACGAAGGAAGATTAGGTGCTGGTGTGTCAGATTCAGATAGTCACCAATCTAGATTTACAGAAAAAACTGGTCACGGTGATAGTATGATAAGACAATCTACTAACAAGTGGATAGACCACAATGACCCAAAGTTTAAAGTAGAACTCAAACAAAAAATATTTGACGGTATGGTTCAAGCAAATGAACAATGTGGTTGGCGTTATGACATAACTGATATGGAGAATTGGCAATATACTGTTTACGAAGCTCAAGAAGATAAACCAACTGGTGACTTTTATACATGGCATACAGACGCAGGTGCAGACCCATATCCAGCTGGAGATATAAGAAAGATATCTTGTTCAGTTCAACTGTCAGACCCCGATGATTATGAGGGTGGTCATTTTCAATGGATTGAATCTGCAAAAGTTTTTGACCGTATAAAATTGAGAAGTGGTGATATCAAACTAGACGAGTTGATTCACACTGCACCCATGAGTGGAAGAGAATTAGGTTCTCTAATTGTTTTTCCTTCTTGGTTGCACCACCAAGTCACACCAGTCACCCACGGAGTAAGAAAATCTCTAGTAGTATGGAACAAGGGATGGCCTCTGAGATAATTCTAAAGAAGGTCGATGAGGTCTTCATGAAAGTAGAATGTGATGACGGTCTTGCTAGAGACTTGTTTGACTTCTTTTCTTTTACAGTTCCAAATGCAAAATTTATGCCCTCAGTTAAAAATAGATACTGGGACGGTAAGGTCAGACTCTTTTCAATTAAAACACATAAGATATACATTGGATTACTTCCATATGTGGACGAGTTCTGCAGAGAAAGAGGATATGATATTGTAGGTATAAATGATATCATTGGTGATAAAGAAAGACAACCTGATGAAAACTTTATACAAGAACTAGGATTACCTTTTGAACCTAGAGACTACCAGTTAGACGCATTCAGAACTGCAGTACAATATGGTAGACAACTATTACTCTCACCTACTGCAAGTGGTAAGTCATTAATCATTTATTTACTTGCAAGATATTACAACAAGAAAACTGTTATTATAGTTCCTACAACTTCCCTTGTAGAACAAATGGCAAAGGATTTTAAAGACTATGGATACGATAAGGAAATTTGTAAGATTTATAGTGGTCAGCCTGTATTTGATTCAGACATCACGATTACAACATGGCAGTCATTTAGTAAGGCTCCTAAAAATGTCATGGAAAAATTCGAGGTTGTCTTCGGAGACGAAGCACACCTCTTCAAAGCAAATGTCCTCAAAGGAATCCTCGAAAAAATGAAAAACACTGCAATTCGTTTTGGGACTACAGGAACCCTTGACGGTTCAGAGTGTCATAGATTGCAACTAGAAGGATTGTTTGGCCCAGTCAAAAAAGTAGTATCAACAAAAGAATTGATAGACGAAGGTACTATTGCAAATTTATCTATCGATTGTGTCATACTATGTCATACTAAACAGAAGAAAATGACATACCAAGAAGAGATGGATTATCTTGTTTCTAATGATGCAAGAAATATTTTTATAGTAAATCTTGTTAGAAGCTTGAAAGGTAATACACTTGTATTGTTCCAGTATGTAGAAAAACATGGTGTTAAGTTATTTGATATGATGTCTAATACAGACATGGGTGGAAACTTACATTATGTCTATGGTGGTACAGACACAGAAGATAGAGAATCCGTTAGAGAGATTGTAGAGAAGAACAAGGAAGATACTATCCTTGCATCATATGGAACCTTTTCTACAGGTGTAAATATAAAAAGGATTGATAATATTGTATTTGCAAGTCCGTCTAAATCAAGAATACGAAATCTCCAATCGATTGGTAGAGGTCTTCGTAAGACAGACGGTAAAGATAAATTGAGACTGTTTGATATTGCAGACGACTTAGGTTGTGAGAATTATACATTGAATCACCTCAAAGACCGTATAAATATATACAATGAAGAAAGATTTAACTACGAGATAAAACAGTTCAGTTTAAATGACAAGACCTAAAGACATAGTTCCAACACAATACGAAGTATTGAAATTACTTAACGGCACAGAAGTTGTCGGTATGACTAGAGATACAGGAAACGGTATAGAGATTACATTACCTATGATATGTAAACTCGAAGTTGTTGCACCAGCTGGTAATACTACCCTTGCAACATTTTATCCTTATGCACCTCTATCTGCAGATGCAACTGTTCTACTTCCATTAGATATAATTGCACATAGAAATAATATGAATGAACAATTCGTACCATACTATGACGAAGCTTCCTCTAGGTGGTTCGACATGGTTGAAAATAAATCTATACCATTAACAGGTGACAAAAAACAAGTTCGGAGAGCATACCTAGATAGAGTTGTTAGAGACCTTATGGAAGCAACTGGTGGGCCAATCACTGAACAAGAACAAAGAATGTTGGAAAGAATTGAGGAAGAAGAATGGTCTTTAGAAGACGAAGTTCTTGCAGACTTTGAATCTGCACTTGCACCAACAGACAAGAAAAAAATTCATTAGAAATATATTTCTTAGACTTTCAATTCATATATATACTATCGATAATTTATGGTGATAGTACATCATAAGTCTTCTTTATAACTTTAAAAACGGAAATAACCATGACACAAGCAATACTTGGAATTGCAAAGGGCATGGTGGTGAGACTCGAAAACATTATTGAGACAAAGATTATATCAATGTTAATAGAAGCAGTAGAATTTCTAACACTGATGCTCCTTCCAATTTTTATACCATTAGGCATAATGCTCCTATCGGGGTGGACTTTATAATGTCCCGTGAAAGGATAGAAACGATAAGAGATGGTCTAGAAGTCACAGCACTTGTAGCCATCTTTTGTCTATCATTATTTGGAGTAAACTCTCATGTCCTCTAGAGAATACGACCCAGTTTGGAAGAGGTGGAAAACAGTTTCTACTCCCTCTGCAGTAGACGATGCAGCTAATGTAATGTCAGGTTATGAAACTCAATTATCATTAAATCTAAACAAACCACGAGACGCAACACCCGAAGAAGCACAAGAATGGCAAGAGAAAGAATTAGCTTGGTGGGGAGACCGTCAACTTATGTTTGTCACGATTGCAGTTATCGTTCAAATGTCTGCATTAGCTTTCATGGGTGCAGTCATGCTACTCAACCAACAGGCATTCGGATGAAATATTTAATCTACGCCGCAATACTGATACCTTGGGAATTAGGAATAATCCTCCTATTCAGTTTAGCATGAAGCAATATATAGTATATGCAATGTTAGGAATGTCGTTCTCATATATGGTGACTGGAGATTTAGAACGAATGGGACGGGGTGCAGAAATGAAATATGCACTCATAAGAAATCAATCCCTTCTAATATAGTACCCTCAGCGGGAACATATTCATCTTATCATAGATTTCTCATTTGACAAGAGGCTTTATGAAAAAAATTTCAAACTTTTTTGCTATGTCTATGACAAAGTTTTTCAGATTCATAGCAGATACATTTTTTGCACATAGATACGGACATAGAGCAGTAGTCCTAGAGACTATCGCAGGTGTGCCAGGCATGGTTGCTGGTATGTGG